GGTCTTCTTTCACCACCAAACGACTCAAAGAGCCATGAATAGCCACGCAGGAGACTCAGTAAGACCCGAAGAGGCTACAAAGGGCTTAGATAGGCCTACATCGGTTTTAGAGGGAACTACAGGACTCTATTTAGGGGCTGTGACTCCGAGAATCCACTCTAAACTCTTAGATTTACCGACTCGCGGGCAGGATCTAATCGATTTCGCCGATTCGATCAAGCTTCCGCTTCTTCCTTGGCAGCGATGGGTCGCTTTAGAGGCTCATCGGTATAAGGCCGATGGTCGCTGGGCTCACCCGTTAGTAACTGTCGTCGTGGCCCGCCAGAATGGTAAGACTACGCTCATGAAGATCCGCGCTCTGGCTGGTCTGTTCTTATGGCAGGACGGACTCCAGATCGGAACAGCTCATCGACTTACTACATCGCTGGAGACTTTTAGAGATCTTGTTAACATCATCGAAGAGAACGAACACCTAGCCAGACAAGTAAAAAGAATCCGCTGGGCGCATGGCTCGGAAGAGATCGAACTTAAATCCGAGTTCGGCGGCGGTCGGTACATGGTAAAGGCTGGAGGTTCAGCTGCTCGCGGTATCTCTAAGCCCGAGACCGTTTTCGTAGATGAGACCCGCGAACTCAAAGACGAATCGACGTGGGCTTCTCTGCGCTATACCATGATGGCGGCTAAATCGCCGCAGCTCTGGACGCTATCGAATGCGGGAGATCAGCATTCCATTGTTCTTAATCAGCTTCGCGAGCGTGGAATGAGCGCAAGTAAAGGCGACGACATCGCTTACTATGAATACTCATCGAACTACGAGAAGATAGACGATTCGCCCGCGTTCTGGAAAGGCGCGGCGATGGCGAATCCAGCACTCGGCCACACTATCCACATCGATAACATTCGGGCAGTTCTTAATGATCCGCCAGACGTCGTAAAGACAGAAGTTCTCTGTCGCTGGGTAGCCACAATCTCAGCTGCTATCCCCGCCGAAGAATGGAATCAGTGTGGAGAAGAAGGCTTGGAGCTTGATCCAGAGAAGACGACTTGGCTAGGAATTGACGTTAGCCCTAATCGAAGGGACGCGGCACTGGTCGCAGCTCAACAGATCGACGACGAGCGATTTTTCGTCAAGCTCTTACATACTTGGCACAATCCAATAAACCTAGACGATAAGGCGATCGCGAACGACATCGCTCCCTATGTCAAACAGTACCCAGTCGAGACAGTGGCTTATTCTAAGAGAACTGCGTCGGCTATAGCTGCTCGATTAGTTCCCGCTGGGATTCCGATCTCAGACATCGACGGCGCACTGTACGGCCAAGCATGCGACGAATTGTTAGGAGCAATAACATCGAAGAGACTACGACACGATCCGAAACAGACAGAACTCTCCAAGCAGATCTTATCAGCTGCGAGACTTCCGTTCGGAGATGGTGGCTGGACTATCGGGCGGAGAGCTTCACAGTCGACTGTCTGCGCGACGGTTGCTACTGCGTTAGTCACTCATTACGCGACACGCCCACCGATGGATCTTGACATCATGGTCGGATAGGAGTAACGCGTTCTCTAGAATTAGGACATGGGTTTATTAGATCTATTTACTTCCAAGGCTAACGCCGAGTCTCCAGCTGCTTCTATTAACATAGAGGCCGCGGAATCGCTGTACCCTGTAAACACTCTTAACTCTCTCGGCGGCTATTACTTCATGGGTAATCAGACCGCCACTCGTACCGAGGCGATGGGCGTTCCAGCCTTAGCTCGCGCGCGTAACATAATCTGTTCTTCTCTTGGATCTTTCCAAATGCACACTCGCAACATCGCAACAGGCGAGAAAGTGCAACAGCCGCGTGTTATTAATCAACCAGATCCAAGAATCGCGGGTTCTGCGTTCTGGTCATGGTTAGCCGAAGACATTCTGTTTTATGGTTACGGATACGCGCGTGTAATGCAACGCTACGCCGACACTGGTCGCATTCAAGCGATGGAGAGAATAGATCCTCTTCGCGTTACTGTTACTACTAACGGAAACGGAACAGAGATCGACGGTTATTCAGTCGATGGACTTGTAATCGATCCGAGCGAATTAGTCGTCTTTACTGGACTCGATGAAGGAATCTTAAATCGCGCTGGCCGCACTATTCGCGCAGCTTCCGCGTTAGAAAAAACAGCTTACGACTTCGCGATAAATCCGAATCCACAAACTATCTTAAAAAACTCTGGCGTCGCACTTCCGAAAGATCGTGTAGCTGCGTTAGTAGCAGCGTTTAAGAATCGCACTTCTAAAGCTGTTACATTCTTAAACGGAGACGTATCGATCGAGACTGTCGGTTACGATCCTAAGAATCTTCAACTTAACGAAGCTCGCGGATACCTGGCTCTTGAACTATGCCGCGCTGCAGGTCTTCCCGCTTACTTCGCCAGTGCAGAGCCAAACAGCTTTACTTACTCGAATGCAGTTAGCGAAAGACGTTCTCTAGTCGATTATTCTCTTCGTCCACTTATGACAGTTATAGAGCAACGAATGAGCCTTTCAGATTTTACTCCACTAGGTCAGGACGTTAAGTTCGATCTAGACGACTTCTTACGCGGCAATCCTTACGAGCGCGCGCAAGTGTACGAAATACTAAATCGAATCGGTGCTATGTCGATCGAGGAAATACGAGAAGAAGAGGATCTACTTCTATGAAAATAACTACACCAATGAACATCACAGCGGCAGATTCTAACTCGCGCACTATTAGCGGGCGTATCGTCGCATTCGAGGAAGCTGCTAACGCTTCTACTGGGAAAGTCGTATTCGCAAAAGGCTCTATCGCTCCAGCTTCCGTAAAGTTAAACTTGGAACACGATCGCACTCGTCCAATCGGTAAGACTATGGACATGACATTAAACGAAGATTCGATCGACGCAGTCTTTAAGATTACAAACACTACAGCGGGAACGGACGCGCTTACCGAAGCGATGGACGGACTTCGCGATGGATTTTCTATCGAGTTAGCTGTAGACGATTACATCATGCAGAAGGACGGCACTATGCGCGTTCTTGCTGGAGAATTGACAGGCGTCGCACTCGTAACAGAGCCAGCGGTTCGTTCTGCTCGCGTTAACGAAGTAGCTGCAACAGAAGGCGAAGAAGTCGCCGAAGAGATCTCCGATTCCACAGTGGAAGAGGAAGTAACACCAACAACAGAAGGAGACGAAGTGGACAACACCGTCACAAACGCGGAAACCGTCGAGACGGTCGAAGCTGCTCAGTCAATCACAGCCGCAGCGAAGCCAATCGTAGGCGGATCATTCACCAAGCCACGCTTAGAGTTCACAGCTGCTAAGTACGTGGAAAACACAATTCGCGCAGCGATGGGCGACGATTCAGCTCGCCAGTACGTTCTCGCAGCGGATAACACAACAGATAACGCAGGTCTAGTTCCTACTCGCCAGATGGCAGAAGTAGTTAACGGATTATCTACGCTTATCCGTCCATCAATCGACGCAGTCTCTCGCGGAACACTTCCAGACGCGGGCATGAGCTTCGAGATTCCAAAAATTACCGTAGCTCCTAGCGTTGCAGTAGCTAACGAAGACGCTGCATTTTCAGAGACAGATCAGAACTCTGCTTTCATTACTGTTCCAGTAAAGAAGTTCGCTGGACAACAGACATTCTCTGTTGAATTGCTAGATCGTACTTCTCCAGCATTCTTCGAGGAATTAATTCGCAACATGGCCGCAGCTAAGGCCAAGGCAGAGAACGCTTACGTCTCTGCACTTATCTACTCAACAGCTACAGGCGACGCAACTACTACAGCAACTTATCCAACAGCTGCGGAGCTTCTCGGCTTCGTCGCTCGTGGTGCTGCTTCTGTTTACGGAGCTACAGCTGGACTTCCTAATGGCTTCGCTCGTAACTTCATCATGGGAACAGGCCAGTGGAGTAACGCGATGACACTAAACGACGCTGGACGTCCGATCTATTCAACAGTAACTAATCCTATGAACCAAGCGGGATCGGCTACACCTACTTCACTTCGTGGAACTGTTGCAGGACTCGATCTATTCGTAGATCCATCACTAGCAGCGACAGACGTCGACGGTTCTATGCTCATCGTTAACCCAGACGCGTTCACATGGTACGAGGGACCTACTTTCCGCCTACGCGCGGACGTAATCGCTTCGGGCCAGATTACCGTCGGTTACTACGGTTACGGCGCACTAGCTACAAAGATCGCAGCTGGCGCATTCCACAATAACAAGGCGTAATCCGAATAAATCAGACATCGACTAATTCGCTCCCGAGTTAGTCGAGTAGTAGAAGGGAAGGACTAACGTGCCAACAATTATCACGGCCACACAGCTAAGATCCGTCTTGGGCGTTAGTTCTTCTCTCTATTCGGACGGGTATCTCGACGACATCATCGACACAGCCGAGCAGGTTATTCTCCCGCTGCTCGTTCAGAACTCGACAGCTGTAATCGAGTACGAATTAACTTCTAACGTAGCGACGTTCTTTACTCGTCGGACACACCCGTTCGTAGTCGGACAGTCGATCGTTATTACTGGACTTCCAGCTCCGTTTACAGCCACGCACACTCTTACAGTAGTTACAGACTCTTCATTCTCTGCAGCTCTTACTTCGGCAGACGTAACACGTCGCCAGATCATTCCGAACGGAATGGCAACTCTTAGCGGTTATTCAGCTGCGACTCTCTACGTGGGTAACGCGTCGATCGAGTCCGCTATCTATGCAGTATCTATTGAAGTCTTTCAATCTAGAACGGCCGCTGGCGGTCAGATAGAAGGGCTGGATTT